TTAGGTGTATCTATACGAGAATTATCTGTGTGCAATCCTCCTTTGATAGGTGTGATATTTTTATCCATATACTTTATTTAGTGAATTATAAATTCTAGGTTTGTCTTTTCCTAAGTTTCCAAAGAAGCCATAATATCTTTTATGATTAGGTATTAATTGATGTGTTTGTTCTAAAAGATTTTGGTATTGGTCAAGAGTCTTAGGCATCTTCATATAATTTTTTGCTTGTTTTGCATACTTTAACCATCTAGCTTCAGCTTTATCTGCTTTACCTGCCCAGCCATCTCTTCCAGCCCACTCATACATTTCTGCCAATTTCCACTTGATGTAATAAGTAATGGCTGATATGTAAGAAATATTTTCAGGTACTAATGGATATCCTGTTTCAGGGTCAGCTGTGTTTCGTAAATAAGCAACTGCTACCTGACCTTCAATAAAATTAAACCTCAACCTCTTTTCTGTCAACCCCACTATGGTATATTCATCATCACAGTTTAGGTATAAGGATTCATCTTTCTCCTTGCATACCAGGGAGTTAAAGAAAGTTCCTGTTGCAAGTCTGACAACTGAATAATTTCTAGTGTATTCAGGAGAACTTGTCCAAATCTCATAGGTCCAATCAGGATTTAATATCCTATCTGGGCAAGTGAAGTTACATTCACAGGGCACATCAACAGGTATACCCTCTTCCACAACAGTTTCTGTAGTGGTAGTTGTGTTAGGGCAAGTACATTGTGTGGGTTCATTATTTCTTGCTATTTGTGTTATCATATGCAAACCATCAGGTAAGGCAGCATGATAGTCATTTACTGTCAAGAAAGCCACTGACTGCTCTAGGACTTGAGGGACCTTTAAGAAATCTAATGCTTCTCCAATCATCTCAATGACATCTCCTTCATTTAAGTTTGACCCTTTCAAATCTCGGTTAAGTTTTGAAAATATCCTGTCTACTGTAACATATTTTAATTCACTCATAGTCTTTTATTTATTAATCAAAGTAATCTGCTAACATCTTATCATCTATTTGAACAGGGTTTTCTTTATAGTAAGTCTCTTTTGAGAAGTACGTGTAATCTGTTTTATCATCCACTGAGTATTTAATATCAAATGACTTTCTTAATATGAACCCATTTTCAATTTCTCGTATTGCAATTCTAACTTCCTTTTTTAGAATTTTTGCTCCTTTTGGTATTGAGGCTTTTTCTTTACTTTCGTAGGATACCTCTTTTGCTTCTTCATCCATAATTAAATTGTTTTATACTGAACCCCATTTTTTATATTATCGTGTACAGCTCTTTTATTCGTCCTAGTCATCCTTAATGCATATAGAGTCTTGTTCTCCACTAGTACATTTCTTTTTGACCATAAAAACTTATACCGATATCCACCAGTATCTTCATTCAAATGAAAGACTCTTTTTCGTTCTTTCTTTGCTTGAGGATTATTATCCCACAAAGCTTTTGTTTTTACCCAATCAGGAGCTAAGCCAACCACATGACCATCATCGTCAAATCTTATTTTTGTCTTTCTACCTACAATGGACAAGGTTCCCATTCTAGATGGTAAAGTAACTTCTTTCCCAGCTAACACTTTGTCTATCAAGAACTTATTGTAATCTGCTGCAAGAAGTAGATACACTTTAATATCTACTGGATTCTCTACTATCTCTTTATATAATTTATAACTCTCTCTTAAATTCTTCATTATTTACTAGCTTCTGGTGCAGAGTCTAAATTATTGTTACTCTGGTCTTCTTGACTTTGATTAAACATACCTATCAACTCTGCAGCTGTTATTTCTATTAAGGTCTTAATCATACTTTTTTCTATAGGTAATTCTTTATCCATAGGACTTAAGCATTCATAACAATCAGTAGGCTCTGAACCTTCTGTGGCAGTGCAGGGGTCTGCACCACACATAGAGGGATAATCATATGCTTCTAAAGGGTCATCAAATAATCCTGTAATAGTAATAACTTTTGGGGCATCTTTACAGGTTATATAAACATAGGCATTCCTAATATAAAAATCAGGTTTTGATGCAGTATAACGATTACCTTTCTTATATTTCTTATCTTGAAAAGTTGTCATTGCAAAAACAATACTCCCCTCTACAGATGTAACTGCTTGAATAGCAGCACCTTCTAGGAGACCTGTTAAGAATTGAGGTAATTGATATTTTGTTCTTAGTATCTTACATCCAACTTCTGGTAAGCATGGACATTCATAAGGCATAGCTGGAATGAGCTCAACACAATCAAGAGTTTGATATACCCATTGACTAATAGGTTGTCTTTTATCTAACTTCTGTTCAATGAGAAAAGCCCTAGTTGTTAAGACTTTACTATAAATGTGCCTAGCAGATAATCTAGAATCATCAGATTGTACTCCTTTTGAGTATAGTGACTGAACCCGTTGTATAATTTCTTTTGTCTTCATAATTTTATCTTTCTTCTATAAACCATTGGGAATCTACCTCTACTGTACAATTAGCTCCAGTACTTGTATTTTCTATCATCCAATATAAAAAATCGTTCTGTTCTAAGGTTATGCCAAAGGTACCATTAAAATATGTTACATCTCTGCTTCCAGCTAATCTGTCTATTGTCCTTAACTGAGAATAAACAGTGGTAACTACACCTCCATTATCTTTCATTAAGTGAACCATATACTGTTCATCTTGAGCCCCTGCCACCACAAAGTCAAATGTATTTCTAAAATCCTTTGGATTTATTCCTAAATGTCTAAATGCATAATTAAAATTAGCATCGAAATGTTGTAAGTCTGAGTCTGTCCAAGTCCCTAGTAATAGGGTGGGAGTATCTACTCCTGCTATGACAGTCTCTACCTCAACAGATAAGTCTTTAAGCCCTCCTACAAATGTATTAGGAAGCCCATTATTACCTTGCCAATCTGAAGCTAAAGCTGCTTTAGTTATGTTTGGTGTTAGATTACTGTCTAAAGAATCATTCACTCCATCTCTAGTGACTTCTGCTCCATGTATCTGTAATGTACTTGGATTAGGGAAGTTAGCTGTAGTGAAGTCGAGTAAAGCTGCATTTGCTGGTAAATCTACATTAATATCTGTAAGGAACCTACTATTCATTAGGAAGGCTGTTCCAGCTTTGAACAATGGCTCTGTCATCCCTGCATCTAAAGTTCTAACAATTGAGGTTGTTATTCTATACCCACCAAACCATGTGCCATGTAATGTCAGTGAAGGAGCCCCTCCAAACCTACCTGTACCAGTCTCTAGTCCCTGTCTGTAATCATAAATGTCTCCAAGAGAAGTACAGTCATTATAATTTACTCTTATAAATTCAAAAGCATTGAATCCTGTGGCATCATATATCTCATACACCTTAGACCCAGTTCCTGAGACTTTTATATAATAATCTGCCCCTAAAATATTTCCACTCCCAATCACAGGAGACTCTGAAATAAACATAGTGTAATTGTCTGCACTAGAAATCAAACCACTTACATCAAAAGAATATCCCTTTAATGTTATGCCTCCAACAGGAACTACAATTTGTAGAGTTCCCATATCTACTTTTCCATCTATGAAATACTCTTTGCTGGAGTCTATCTCTTTCAGAGTTGTCATAAAGTTTCTTTGATTTACCATTATTCTATTCTCTGTTGGTACTAAGATTGTTGGAGATTCAATAATCTCTCTTAATTTCCACCAGAGCCAAGGTAGCCTACTAATATACCAATCTAATTTCATACTTTATTGTTTTAAATGTTCTTTTAAAGTTTCAGTGTAATCTTCTGTATCAAACATCTCATATTCTCCACTTGGCTTTAGCCAGATAACCTTTCTACTCTCCACTTCAAAGCCTGTTTGTTCAAATAAGATTTGATAGTAAGCTAATTGAAGTTGGTAGTGATTCAAAGGCATATCTAACAAATTATTAAATGGTGCTTTTAAAGTCTTACCTTGAAAATTTTTATATAAATCCTTATTGGTTTTATAGTCACCAATGATAAATTTGCCTGTCTTTGTGTTGTAAAGTAAGATATCTCCTGTACCAGCAAACAAATAATCTTTGTGGTACATCTTTAGTTCCATTACAGCTGGGATAATATGGTCTGGAATATCATTCCAGAACTCTACCACAGCCTCTTCATATCCTGAAGTTGGGACCAACTTCCTATTAAACGCATACAGCTCACCAAAAAAGTGAGCTCTTGTTCCAATAGCTAATGCAATATCAGAATTCAGTTTCCAGAGTTTGGCTGTAGTACCAGGTGGTAATTCATCCCTCTTATCTATAGCTGTAGCTATATCATCAAAATTTGTTTTAGGTACAAATATCTTTAATAATTTCGATACTGATACCTTAACTCTGTGGTCTCCCACATGATATATATGCTTTGCTTCATTGAAAGACAGGGCTTTAAAGAAGCTTTTTATTTTATTTAGTTCCATCTCCATCCAGCAAAGATAATAAATTAATTTAACTTTTAAGTTAATAGCGAAAGAAAAAAAGGTGTACTAGTTAAAGTCCACCTTTTTCTTTTCATAATAGTGTGTTAAAATTCTATACCTGTGTTGGATTCTTCTTCTATTTCAAAGAAGTCTTCTTCTTTATATATCTTCCTAGAATTTGCTACATACACTTCAGAAGATAACCCTGGCTGTCCTGAACCAAAGTTAGTATGCATCCATTTAGAGCTACCATATTGTGATAGTAGTTTCTTATACCTAAAGTTTTTTGCATAACCATCAGAAGACTGATGTAAATCAGCACTAATAACACTTACATTATACTTATCAAGTTTATTAACTCTTATGTAGTCAGAAAGAACTGAGGCTACTTTATCATTTATTACCAAAGGTAAACCATTTTTCATATCTTCATCATCTTTTCCATGACCAAACACAATAGCATGCCCTTCCCATATAAAATGATTGTAAGCGTTATAAGAGACATAACTTTTAATGTCTGGATACTTTACCTCTAAGTATGTTTGAACATGCTTCATAGCTC